GCCTGCCGCAGCGGCAGCAAATGTTGATATTTCTGATGCAGCGGAAACAATCCGTGCGGAAACTAATTCTGTCATCTCATCGACGGTCACCTGTCGTTCGTTGCCGTTTTTATCCACAGCTTTAAAGCCAACTATATTATTCAAGTCCATAATGCAAATTTTAAAATTAAAACAAATACTTCACCCATGCAAAATAATTACTGTTCTCAATATAATTCGGATCATCCTCGTTGGAATATGCCTCCCTCTCAAACGATACCGTCTTATACGCCCTGCCGGCATCCTTCAACCGTACCGCCCTGACCAGCCACTCCACACCATACCAGAGATAGAATGCCAGCCCGGCCAGTACCAGCCACCAGGTGGAAAGGTCAAAACACAACAGCAAGATCCAGATAACTGTACCGATGGCAACTGCCATCTCAACCCATTGACGGGCGTGGGTACACTCATGGTTTCTCACTTTCTGAGTGATTTTCTCTTCCGGTCGCTTGCTTAAAACAAACGGACCGATTGTTATCGTATGGCAAGAACTGAACGCAAGCAGCACCTTTGCCAGAAGGTTGTTACAATATACCTTTTTCATGTTGTTCCTCCTTTTTATCTAAATAATCATTCAAAGAATCAGCCAGCAGACCGGGCAGCATGGAGGTGGAGCGTCTTATGATATCCACCTCTTCTTCGTCAATCTCGACACCTTCAGCAGTAGATTTGAATATCTTCTCAGCAAGGAGATGCGCCTTCAAACCCGCTACGTTCTTGTATATCCAGTCACCGTAGGCCTCAGTGATGTTGTTGGCTATCAGTTTTTCTTTCTTAATCCCGTCGTAAATAGGAAATTGTGCAAAATTTATTCTCATACTTTAATATTTTAAATGTTATAAATCCACCCAGGTACTTCCTCCATTCGTTGACTTGCGAATTCCGTTTCGCCCGACTGAAAAAATATAACTTCCACATCTTACATACAGAGCATCATTCGCTGTTGAAACATCCCCGGTTGATGATACAGTTATACTTCCACTTCTAATTACTGTATCCAAAATACCTTGGTATAAATGTCCGTCTATTGACTGGAACCGTTCGTATTTCATTTCAAATTTGTCGTATTGCAGCAACAAATTATCAACATTTACAGCCGACATATTAGTGCTGCCGATAAAATTATTACCGATATTGAATCCGCCAATTGTCCCCTTTGTCGCTATGATAGTCCCGGTGATATTCGCTTTCTGACAAAGAATCTCTCCGGTCTTTGTGTCCATCCTCAGATTAGGCTGGCCGTTAGTGCTGTCCTGTGACTGCATGATACCGTAAGGTGCCCCGTCCGATGTGTATCCGTTCAACTTGAACATAAATCCGGCTATGTTCGCCTTATCAGCAAGGAATATGTCGGTTACCAGACTTTTGTATTTCTGCATGGCTTCCCAGTTGGAATCTCCGTTAGCGGATGTAGGAGCCGCTGATACAGAACTTCCATAGTTGCGCACAAGAAAATTGTAATAAACTTCACCTATTTTGTGAATGATCTTGTCACGCTGTTTTGCATTCCATACGTATGTCTGTCCGGAAGCCCATACACCTCTGTCATAAGGGAACGCACCCGTAGCTCCTGTTGCTCCTATGGAACCATCATTTGCAACACCCACACCCTTCTCGGCCACATAATTGTCATTCCAAGCAGCAGCATCGGAAGCTGATTTATAAGCCCGGACGGCAAACTGGGTGTATCCGGCTGTCGCAGGTACGGATATCTGGCTGTTCAGTGTCGCACCTACATGAGCCAGCCAGCTTCCGTTGTATTTGCGTGCAGCCAGATAAAGCGTGCTGCACGTGCTTACATTGCCTGCCACATTCTGTTTGCAAGTGACAAGGAATCCAGACGGGGATGGCGTGCCTGTTGAAGTGAAGTTGATCACGCTGACAGGACTGTCCAGCCAGTAGGATGCCGACGGTCCGACGGGAGCAACCATCTCCTGCCAGTCCGCATGTACCGTCCGGTTCGCAGATCTGCCGGCGAGGATGTATCCGCCGTCTCTTTTCCTGCGGAGTCTGCCGTTTCTGAACTTGGCGATTTTAATCGGAGGGTTGGAGGTTTCAACCTTGCTTAAGTAAGATCCTCCGGCAAACGATACTGTACTGTTCTTGGCATACGGAGTATTGGCGGATTCCCAATGACCGGCTGCTGTGATGCTCTCACCATCCTTTCCGTCACTGCCGTCCACAACCATCGGGACAGTCTCGACATCAACCGCCTGACCGTTCACGTAGAACACGAACTTCAAGCTACTGGTAAAATTACCGGAAGCCACCCCGACACCATCACCGATGGGAACCTCGGCCGCACCGTCACGACTGTACTTCAACTCCCCGTCCGTTGTGGCCGTAGTGACCGCACCGACTGTCTTCATACGCCGGCAGGATACCGAAGCTACACTGTAACCGCCGTTCTTGTTCTTGCTGACCATCGTGGCCGAAGTGACAAGGCTATAAATTACCGCATCGGAACCGTCCGCCCCGCCACGGACACCGGTTATCTTGAAAGTCAGTTCACGGGTATAGAGCTGCCCGTTCTTCATTGCAGCCAGTGTGATGGTGACCGTATTCTGTTCCGGAACCGACTTTCCGGCAGCGACGGATATCGCCACCGCTCCGGTGGCCTTGCTTGTGCTTGCCGTGAAACCGGCAGGCGTGCTGACTGTTAAAGTCTCAAGGGTGAGTTTCTCGGTACCGTACCACATGGATACATGGGTAGTCCATGACTGTGCGGAAGTAGTAACACCGGTACTGGTAAGAGCGACGCTCACCATCTCATTGTCAAGGTCGGCCATGATATTCGACTCCCCGTCCTTACTCCAACGGTGCACAGGGGCCGGAGTGCTCCATTCACTCCATACTCCATCACGCTTCACACGTTTGCACGCCCATTCCACCTGATGGTCTGCATCCACGCCAAGAAAATCATCTGTCCAGCCTTCCGGTATATAATCATCCTGCTGTTTCGATTCCGGCTTGTCAGGGGTAAGGCCGATGATGTTGGTACGGGTGTAGATCCACTCGTAACCTTTGCCGTCCTTACCGTCAGTCCCGTCTTTGACCATGACCATCCACAAACCATTCCGGTATATGTAAGTACAATGGTCAGCCGTATTTCGGTAGCTGTCACCCTCCTTGGGATTGGACGGATGGGATGCGAACTCACCCAAGAAGGTGATACTCTCACCTTTAAGTTCACGACCGTCCAGCAGCATCTCCCAGTCTTCATGCACGGTCCAGTCGGCTGATTTCCCGGCAAGGATATAACCGCCATCCTTTTTCTTTCGATAATTGCCGTTCCTGAACCTTGCAATTTTAATCGGAGGATTGGATGTTTTCACCTTGGAGATAAAAACACAGCCCGCCAAAGTGACCATGGTATTGACCTCGTATGGGGTCTTAGAGGATTCCCAATGACCGCCACCTATTACAGACAGTCCCGGATCACCCTTGTCACCTTTGGCGGCTGATACAAGCCAGTCCGGATTGTTTTCGGATGGCTCGGAAGTAGTGCCCTTGTCATTGACGCACAACTATGTGGAACCGTTATGGGGCACACGGGAATAATACGCATACTTCCTGCCCGGTTCCCAGCTAGGGAAGTCGATAGGAACGCGGACTGTGCTACCGGTAATTTCATCAATTTGAAAAATCAATCCCGTCATGATGATATCCTGCAATACTGCCGAGAACCTGTCGCAGTTGATCCCGTTGATGGTCATACCCTTCTTCTTGCCGAACCAGCTCTTCATCTGTGCCGGCTCCGGGTCCCAGGTGTTGGCATTGTCAACAAGGGTGATGCAGCAGTTACCGTCACGCACGTCTATGATGATATAAGTCTGACGCTCCTTGTCGGTGAAGTTCCCCGTCTGTCCGAGACGCATCTCGTTATGGGGAACGAACTCATATCCGGGACGCGGAACCATCACGAATGTCTTCTCGTCGTAATCTGCGGAAGTGATACGGTACTGTATTTTCCGGAAACCAATAAAGTCACCGGTAGTGACGCTTTTGTCATGCCAGAAGCCTAGGAGGATATCGTCCGGCTTCTGTCCCAGCGGTACACCATCCTCCAGATCAGGGATGACAGTATAGCTGCCGTCACTATTGGCGACAAAGCTTTTTATCTTCAGCCCTCCGCCGGGACTTATAGTATTATATCCTTCAAAATAGGTCTGACGGTTGAAACGAAGTTCTGGTACACTCAGAGAGCTGCGCAGGACCAAAGCCTCCAGCTCGGCACGGGCGTCCTCACCGATGTAACCTCCAGAAACACCGGTAACGAAATCACCGAACTTGGCGTATTTCTTGATGACGGTTCCGCCCAACAGGGATAATAGGAAACCGGTGCGTTCCTCCGTATCCTTGCGCATGAACATGATCAGCGAGCGCAATGCGGAATACACGTTATGGTCTGTTGCTGGGGTGGAGTCGTGGCTTCCGATCACATACACACCGCTGCCACCACCGCCCGTATAGGTCTGTCCCTTCAGGGTAAGGCTCTCAACCTTTTCCTCCAGCTCCCCGATACGGGAATAGGCGGCGGTTTCCCCGACAGTATAAACAGGTGAGTCAAAGGAATAATCAAGATTGAATTCAAATCCGATAACCCTTGACTGTCTTCCGTTCTCGAAATAAGCCTTGTTGATAAGGTTGACCTTTTGACCGATGCTATAGAAATTATGAACGCCATCCTCACGGTATGCGTCATTTGACATCATCGTGCAGCCATAGGTACTCGGGTCTATCTTGGATTTGGCAGCGTACTTTTCAGTCTTTTCCTTCAACTCCTGCTCGGCGGCACCCACAAGCCCCAGCTCGGTTATTTTCGTACTGTCCCAGCCGGAAAGCACATATTCATCTCCATCCTGGGGAAAGAGCACATCACCGGGAAGCGGTCTGCCATAGTCCTCATTCCTGACTATCTCCCAAAGCTGTGCCTCAGGGTTCCATCCGCCATCCTCCAATTTCTCCGGCTTTCCCTCAGGATTGAACTTCACGGCAAACTCCAAACCGTTGAGAAGCCCGGATGCGAAACGTATCCTCAGCTCCTGACCGGGGAGGATATATTTCTCGGAAAAGTTAACACCCGTGTCCCTAAAGCGGTAGGCATTCCATTTTTCCTCGGTGGTTGTGCCGTCCTCATTCTCCACCTTGTCCGTCACTTCGATAGTGGTGACATCCGACATGATGCCTGTTCTTCGAGGATAGACTTCATCGAAGATAACCACCTGCTCGACGGCTTCCTCGGTAGTCATATCAGGATAAGCGTCAATGTAAGGAGTGCCTTCGGGAAGCATCAGCCTGCGCTGCACCACGCCGTTCACAACCACGGTCTCGTCAATGGGGCGGTAGTCTGCCGGTATGTTACGGGTGGAACCAAAAGCGTAGATACGGGTGGCATAGGTGGACTGGGATTCTGACTGTGACATTTCCTGCACGTTTTTCCCGATCTCGAAATCCACCGCGTCACCGGACTCACAACGCCCGAAATGGATGATGTTTTCAGTCACCCAACATTCGCAATCCCATTTCTTCGCCATCTCAAAACAAGCGTCAAGGATGTTGATGTTGTCGTAACTCATCAACTGGGACTTGTTTTCGACTGTGGAATCAATGGAGAAAACAAAATCCTGTCCTTTGTATGTGTAACCAAGAGCTTTCAAATTTCTAAGGACTATACCGGCTTGTACGTCAAGCGGGGCGGTCAGGTTCCAGGACGCCTCCTGTCCGGTCGTCTCCGGGGTATATTTGAAGATTTTGTTTTTCCATTTCCAGTAGTAGGCGTCAAGTCTTAATTCGTAATCGTAGCCGGCGGTATTGGTGTTGAATGCGGGCTTCTGCAAGTCGCACACCTCGAACAATCCGAAGTTACATTCCACGTATGAGCCAAGTTTGAAATATATGGGATTCTCTAAGGAGAACTTTAACATGATGTAGTCCTCCTTCATCAGAGTGAACTTACGCTTGCAGCCTTCATTGATCAAAGTTGTAAGCTGGATAGCACCGGATATGTCTTTGATGTCGATTTGTTCCATGTCTTCAAAGTTCGGAGATAAAAAAAAGAGTGCCCAATTTTGAGCACTCACATACACGACAATAAAACCAATGTCGTGAATTAGCTTCTGTTTGCCGGATTTGGCTCGTTAAACTTGGCTGAAATTTTTCCGAAAGTTCGGTTTAAACTCTGTGCGTAAGCAACGCTTTTCCCAAGATAAATCAGATGATAAATCTCATTACTGTTAGCCGGAACTTGAATATCAACCACACCTTTATACAATTCTTCAAAGAAAGCTTTTTTCTTTGCTTGATAGTCAGACTGAGAATTACCCTCGATAGTGAACGAAAGAGTTATTTCCCTCTCATCGACTTTAGGATTATTGATTATTACCCGTTTCCCATGTTCAAGTCGGCTTTTGTTCTCAATAAAATCCTTCATGGGAGCGGATGCCCCAATAACATCAAGAAACCCCTCTCCCATTCTCACACCCCATGTTGTATAAGCGTTTTCGCCATTAATTAATAATTCATTCATAAACTATAATTTTGCTGTATTCTTTTTAACCTCTGCTATATCTCTTTGCATCTGTTGAATAGGTTTGACGATTGCCCCTGTATTTTCTGAAATCTGTACCAATTCAAGATAGGATTGCGCTATCAAATCCCGCGTATCATCAGCAATATTTCTTGTTTCCGTATTTATGGAAAGTAGAGCATCTGCTTTTACTGTCAGTAGATTAAGTGATTGAGATTGAATGATATTTTGATTCTTTATCTCTTCTCCTGTAATCTGCAATGCTGTAAACCTACCGTTCAACTCTCCTGCATCTTCATGCGTCATTTCAGTGCCGAACCCTCTTGATGAAGAAGATTGAGAATAGGATTCTTGCGAAATCTTGTCATATCCGGTTGCTGCGGCAAGCTCGTCACGGAGCTTCATGGCTTCGTCCACATAACCCATGTATTCATCCATCAGCTCCTTACGCTCATTATTGTCAAGCGTACCATCATCCTTCATGGCTTCACCGAATTTATCATACCATGTCCTCAGTTTGTCACTAAACTGTTCACCGATGGCATTTGACAGCATCGCCTGCATGAAATATTTGGATATGTCATCAGCAAAATCCTCCGCACTCTTCTCCATATCCATCAGACTGCTTATAAAACTGTCATACATGGAATCGAATGACATTCCGATCAGGCCCTCATAAAGACTGTCGGTCAGTTCTTCCAGTTTTCCTGCCTGCTCTATATAATCATCCAGCTTGTCGGTAACACGCTCACCGTAACCTCCCTTACCGGAAGATTCCATGATATCCCATAACCATACGTCCGACCGTAGAGCCTTCATCTGTTCGGGGGTCAGATTCCACAAGGAATCGGTGCCGGAGAAATCCTGCATGCCGGTAGCTTTTCTTGCGTGTTCCAGCATTTCATCCGTCCATTTCAGATAATGCTGCCAGCTGCCGTGACTCTTATGATATCCGGCTTGCTCCTTTGCTATTTGCAGATAGTTTTTATTGACTTCCTCCTGATACTTTACAGCTTCCCTGTAAGATTCAACCGATTTCATTCCCTTGCTTGCCTTCATCTCGTCAGTCAGATCCTCGATGGCCGTTTGCAAAGTTCCATTCCTGTCCGTCAGCCTGTCTATCGTTTCCTGTACTTCCTTGGCGTTTCCACCTATTCCAAACAAGGAGTTGAAGCCTCCGAATGAGATTGCGTTCAGGATGTTTCCTATGCCGTTCCTCAATGACTTGCCGATTGTGACAAACAAATCCCCTGACAAGACATCACCGATAATTCCACTGACAGCGTTCAGAACAGCATCAAGCAGACCACCGACAAGATCACTTAATCCGTCTTTGAGTACGTCAATGATGGACAGAATCCATCCGACAATGGGGACCTCCTTAAGAGATTCTGACGTTTTTCCTATGACATCCTTGAATCCGTTCACGGTTTTGATAATTCCGCTATATGCGTTATACAATCCACCGGATGAAATCTGCTGCAAGCCTCCCAATAAATTTTCCATGCTTGCTTTCAGTATGGTGGCAGTATCAGTCACATTACGCTGGGCCTGATTGGCGATATCAGTCTGTGTCTTCACATTGGCGGATGCAATGTCAGCATTCTGCCGTGCTGTTTCAAGAGCGTTTGCTGCGGCTTGTTTCTCACTTTCCGTTCCGCCCTTCTGCGCTTTGGTGTAATCATCCTGTGATTTCTTTAGTCTTTCCAAAGCAGCTGTTTCAATCCCTATGGCACTGATACGATTCTGTTCTGCTATTTGATAGGCTTTTACATCCTCTCCAAGTTTCTTGAAGTTGACTCCACTTGTACCACCCAAAGACTTTTCCATCTGGCTGATGGCGTCAATCAATGATTTCTGGCTTGCCTGATCGGAGTTCTTGAACTTGTCAGTCCGTACATATTTTTTCGCTTCGTCCAAGGCGGGCTTTATCATGTCGGAAAACATGGAACCAAACTCACCGAACACAGTAACCCAATCTATATTGGCTTTTATGGCTTCTGTTTCCTTGTTCTGTATGGCAACATCACGTTGTTTCTCCAGTAACTTTACTTGTGCACTATTAACACCGTTTTCTTCCTGTGCTTTCCTTATTTTTTCCGCATACTCTTGGGCGATAGCCAATTTCTGCTGCTGGAACGTGCCATATTCTTTCAAGTAGTCGTTCAAAGCCTGTTGTTCGGCTTTCAGCTGTCCTTCAGTTACATCGGAAATATCTTTATCTCTCATACTTTCGGCATTGGTATAAGCTTCTGAAATTTTCTGTGCCTGCTTGTCGGTCAGCTTACCGTTACCGGCTTTGCTCCATTCTTCCTCCTGTTTTCTTATCGCATCAATCTGTTTCTGATAATCAAGGTCAATCTGTTTCAACTTCTTTTCCGTGCCTTCTCTCATCAGGTTGATTTCATCCTGTTGGTTCTGACGGTGAAGTGAAAGAAGTTGTTCGGCTGTCTTTTTTTGTTCTTTTTTTTGCTTTTCAGCAGCTTTTTCCTGCTTGGTCAAAGAACTACCAGTAATACCGCCCAAATTTTTATAGGCTTTTTCAGTTGTTTCTACTCGTTTCTTAGCTTCTTCATACAGCTTTGAAGTAAACTTGGATTTATTCTTTTCTATTTCAGAAAGTTTCTTCTTAGCATCATCCCAGTCTTTCTTCGCTTTCTCATAATCCTGCTTGTAAGTAGTAGGGGATTTCTTTTTAGCCAACGCTCCATTAATTGAAGAAATAACACTTTCTAAATCTCCCCCTTTAACCATCATCCCGTTTACAACAAAACCATTGCGTTTGGATGCAGACGATTGAGCAAGTTTCAATTCCGTTTCAAGCTTCTCCTTAGAATAGTTTTTAAGATTGGATTTGTAAGCGGAAATATTATCATCGAACATGTCTTTCTGATACTTTTTTAAAAGTTCAGAGTTTTTCTCCATTTGCTCACGCACCTGTACGTATGACTGATTACCAGAAAACATTTTCCATATTTCTTTATCGGAATCAGACATATTCTTCCGTAAATCAGGATTATCAAATAGCTGCAAATATCTCCGTTGGTTAGTAATCGTTTGTTTTAGAGCATTATAATCATCTCTCCTGCCTTGAACAGAACGCCTTGAATCTTCTTCGTTTATTTTTTGCTTCAACTTTAAGATATCCTCCAACTTTAGCTTTTCAATATCGTATTGTTCGAAAATTTTAGGATATTCTTTACGAAGTTCTTCTAATGATTTTTGCCGAGTAAGAGTAGCCAAACTCTCATCACGAGCAGCCGTCAATAATTCTTCGATTTTCAGCTTGTGTTCCTGTTCTTTTTTAAATGCTGCATCTTTAATGCCGTTATATTCTTTTTGAGCACGGGCGGCAGCAGTTGTACTATCAGACATTGCCCACATTGTAGTAGCAAGCCCACCGATAACGACAGTTAAAGCTACATAAGGATTGGTAAGCATTGCAGCGTTTAAAGCTAACTGCGCTTTTCGTGCCAATAAACGGGCATTGGTAAGTCCAATCTCCACAAGAGTATGTTTACTTTCGGCAGCAGTAACAAGCATCACTGCGGTCCGGTATGTACCATAAGTAACCACTAATCCAGCCAAGATCCTACCTACTGTTTCATAATTCTGAATCAACGAAGTTGTCATTTGAATACCGTCCATGATAACACTTTCCGACTTTGTTCCCAATTCGTTAAACACGGAATCCAAAGCATCCTGCATCATAGACAACTGACCATTGATAGTCTTTGAAGCATTCTCAGACATATTATAGAACTTACCACCTGCGGAAGTTGCATCAATGAATGCCTGTTGAACCATTTCAGCGGAAACAGCACCTTTGGACATTTCATCTTTCAAAGTTGCGATAGATTTTCCGGTCTTTTCGGAGATAATCTGTAACGGGTTGAATCCAGCGTTTATCATTTGATTCAAATCCTGCCCCATAAGTTTACCCGCTGCTGACATCTGTGAAAATGTCAAAGTTAGCGAATTGAACTTACTGGATTCCCCCATAGAAATATCACTAATGGCTTTCAAGTATTTGATAGTGTCTTCTGCTTGTATGTTAAATCCAAGCATCATCTTTTCTGCTCCAACCATATCTGACATAGTAAGTGGAGAAATCTTAGCCAGCTCCTTGATTTGCGGAATCAGTTGTCCTGCCATATCCTTTCCAACCATAGTCTCAATAGCGGTCTGCATGGATTGAAATTCTCCACGAACACGAATCATTTCAGAACCTAATGCCTTTAATACTCCAGCACCACCAATAACCGCCAATGCTTTCTTCCAAGAAATAGCGATACCGTTGTTACTCTCTACGATTTCCTTAGCATTATCATTGTAAAGGGCGTATTCATCCCGAAGCTTCTTTACGGAAAGGCGCGCTTCGGCTTGTTGTTGGGTTAATCCAAATAAAGCTGCCTTTTCTTCATCAAGAGCTTTGCGGGCAGCATTGTATTCTTCTAACTTGCTATTTGCTGATAACGGATTCCTTTTCAATGCTATACGATAAGCATCCCCAAGTCGTTTTACATCCGCTTCAATATCCTTAACTACCGCTTTTTGAGCAAGAATCTTCTCTGTGAATCCATTCACTACCTGAGAAGCATCGAAGATTTTCCTTTTGAATCCTGTTTCCATCTCTGCTCCAGCTTTGGCTGCATTAGTCACCAACTCATCCAATCTTTGGTTGGATGCAGTAAGTTGGGCATTCAAAGCCTTGAAAGCAGCAGGAGATTGCGTGCCATCCATGCTCATTAACTCCTGCTTTAATTTTGCAATTTCATTACGAAGTCTTACAACTTCTTCCCAGTCACTACCTATCTTAAAATATAATTTTGCCATATCTATTTCTTTTTCCTACGATTAGCCAATTCCTTACCACTGATTCTATTCACCTTCTGACCACCATATACTGCGTGTAATTTATCCCGTTGCATCATCAGCAGATTCCGATAAGGGATAATCTCAAACACTTCTGTATAACTCAGATGCAGCGTGTCAATCAAATAGGCTATCTGCCCGAAGAACGTTGTGTTTCCTACTGTTTCGGTCTTGCTGCCAGCATCGACACGTTCCTCATCGAGCTGACACACTGAAAAGCCGAAATATCCATCATAGAGAAACAGACTCCCAAGGCATCTTTGACTTCTTCAAAAGTGCCGTTCTCCAATTCTTTGACCAAACTATCATTCCCGCAGATGAAGCATGAAATACCTTTCAGCATATCTTCAGTAGCTTCAGGAAGCTCTTTAATAGCTTCCATGACATTATCTCCAGTCATGCCGATATTGGAAAAATGATGAATGGCACGACAGATAATTTTAATTGTAGGAGGTTTAATGGTATAAACCATCCCTCCTATCTCCACATTCATGAAATCCAGCCCTAACAAAGCATCAGAAACCGTTTTTGCTGCTTGATTCATATTCTTAAACTAAAAGGGGGAATGGTATATATCCATCCCCCGGTTATCACTCTTGTACTTTTACCAATGTTATCTCTTTTTTAAGAGTGGTATCAACTTCAGAAGGAGTGGTTTTAATATCTCCTGACTGAGTGACGTACCCCACTTTCGACACTTCATAGTGAACGGTAGCCCCAGCATTCACCTGCTTTGACTTGACCGTTACACCGTCCAGCTTTACGGTCGCATCGGAAGGAGTAGGTACAATGGTTACTGTAGTTCATGCCTGCAAAGCTTTAATCTGCCCCTCTTCGTAGTTATACTCAGAAGAAACGCCTTCAATTCCCGGTTCCTGCACCAAGCCTTTTACAGCGATTGCAATTGCCTTATCCGTATTGGCTTCACGGGAAACAATACGGCATTTTGGGAAGATGAACCAGACATCATCATCGGTCAGACAGAACAATGCTTTGTTGATAATAACTTTGTCTAAAGCACGCTTCCAACCCACATCTTTAGATGTTGCCTGAATAACATCGCCCCCCATGAACGCTTTCTTTGTCTTCCAGTCATATTGTCCGATAGAGAAAGTGGGTGATACTTCTCCCGGCACATCATCGTAACGGTAATTCTTTCCCGTTAATTGGTTCTTGTACCCAGTGACGGAGGCTTCCGTTTCCTCAATCTGCCACGTTTCCCCGTGTACATTCAAAACCTCATCTTTCGCTTTGATAGCGGCTTGAATCAAAGTCTTTGCGATTTCGGGGGTAATGTCTGCCGTTACCTTATCAATATCGGCAAACAAGATTCTTTTTATTCCTACTGCTGAAATCATAATCTTATAGTTTTACATTTATTACTTCAAATAAAATTCTCACATTCACGTAATGGCATTTCAAAGCTGTATCCGCTTCCGTGCCAATTGATTCGATAGAGTAACGATAGGTTGTACCGTCATAGGTGCTTACTACATCATCAAGCAGCTTGCCAGCCTTTCTTTCAAGTTCGTTAAGCCGGATTGTGTTCGCTTCATCCTCGCTTAAATTGGGTACACATAGATTCACTTCTGCGAAAGACTTCTTCCAATACTTTCCCGGCTGTTGTTTCTTCGTGTGGATGACAATCCTTTCGGACTTCAATTCACCCGTCAGCGTTTCACCATCAGGCACTATATCTATTCCGAAAGCCTTGCAGTCCCGATAGAGAATGTTTCCTATGTCGGTAGTTACTATCATTCCACAATCTCCCAATCTTCTGCAAATACATCACTGATAGACGGAACCCATGAATCAGCGCGTCCGGTATTCTCGTTGTAGATAAGACACTGGCTTGTATAGTCAATAAATCCCTTACCTTTCAGAATAAGGTCTTTTGCCGATTGGGGAAGCGATTGCATCTTAGGGATGATGTCGCTTTCGATATGAGCTGGCACTTGTTTGAATACCATCAAACCTTTACCGTTCCAACCACTTCTACGAACAGTCCCACCTTGTTTTAACACTTCGATAGCATCACCGAAACAGATAGGAGTTTCTTTCTTGACTTCTCGATATGATTCTTCAAACAGTTCTTTGGGTGACCAACTTTCATAGCCATATTCAGTACGAGTGTGATATCCTAGTTTATAAGACTCATTCTCTTCTATTTCACTTTTTACCAAGCCTTTACTGCAAGCTTCACCCAATGTCATAGGTTCTGCTTCAATCTGTTTTGTTCCAATGTACTTTTTCATTTTTCAAATTCTTCTTTTAATCGTTTCTCCGCAAATAAAGCAGCACTACTCAAAACATCATACCCTTTAGATTCTACGAATGATGCGTATTCCGCTTCGTTTTTCAATGTCAAACCGTCTTTATTGACATCGTAATCATTGGACGTTCTCAAAGTGAGTGTATGGTCTTGATAATCGCCATGTTCCTCTGCGTATTTCACAGCTTCATCACCCACATCAATCATCTTCTTCTCAACTTCCCATTCCCCTTCATCGAAAAAGGAGTCGACATCTGAGAAATCGAAATCTACATCCATAATTCCGAGTAGTTAAAGTAGTTTGTACTCTTCACTGTATAAACTTCGCCTTGACCTCTTACGCTATCACCATCCATGCAACGTACTTCATCACCAGCCTTGACAGTAATTTTCTTCTCGCATACCACATGATAATTCGGACGATACACAGAGCCGTTATCAGATGAAAACTCTTTGGTAGTGTTATCATCACAACGGCATTTGCACACCTCCTGCCAGCTTTCACCACCTGTTCCGGGAATAGGTCTGCCAAACTCGTCCTTATCCATCGGGGTGATAACTTTTACCTGCAATATGTGTGGAGCGAATATCATAAGAAAGTCACTTTAGGTTTGTTACCCAGTTCGTCTTTCAAACCGTACTGTTTACACAGAAATGAATAGTAATCCTTAATGCCTTGAATGTTCCAAGACATAGAAAAACCGCTTTCGCTGATGGAAGTGGCACGAAGCAATAGAGAGGGGATGAACTTCGCAATTGCCACCGACACCCGTGTTTGGCAATCCTCGTTCATCTCACCCCCTCCGCTTATCTTTGCGTTCAGACATATATCGAAAAGGTCAGCCTCCGACAAGTTAACGCCGAAGGTCTGAAACTTCTGTAATATATAATCGTTTACTGTCATGCGTTCATCTCACTCAAATCGAAGTTCACAATCAGGTTCGGGTTCGCAATCTGCGGAATCCATTCGGCTGCGTATTCCAGATAGCGACCATTGCCGTCCTTGTAACCTGAAATCAGCATATCGCCATCTGCCTGAGTGTAATTACGTCCCGGTACACCATCCACAGCTTCATAAGGAGTGTGGAAGCGCATATAACCGATTTTATCCTGCGGAAGCAGGGAAATACGACCATCTGCATAAATGGGGATATTCTTACCTGTTTGGTCTACCACATAATCTTCTTTGATTTCAATAGCCGGAAGTCCGATACCTGTAAAAATGGTAGAAGCCAGTTGCGAGGTGATAAGCCCGGTAGACATATACATTTCATTGCCTGTAAGCTGCATTTTGAACTTATCTCCAAATTCACTTGAACCGATAATATTCTTGACGAATGTGCCACGGCTCATAATCATTTTCGGGAATGTACCGTAGATAGCTCTCAATTCATTAAGTGTTTGCTGCAAGTACGTGATAAAATGGTCTTTATCTTCAGTGCCCGGTTTGATGAACTTGAAGGGTAAGTCGATGTTCAGTAATTCAACACCTCCTGCGTTTTTGTCCTTATTCTTCACGCTTGCTGCTCCAGTCATCAACAGAGAGCCTACAATAATATCCATACGCTTGTGGGCTGCAAGAAGTACCTGACGATAATCGTCATAGATAAAATCCACGATTTCACGCATGGCTGCTTTCTGGTCTTCCGGTTTGGCGGCATTATACTTATCTATCAAGTCCTGCAAGTCAGACAAACGGTCGATTGAGATTTGATAGCGGTCACCCAAATAGGCAATCTCACCATATCCGGAACCGATATTCCTGCGTTCACGGATAGGCTTTTCGCCATAACGGGAGTTGATGGAACCAGCCATCACACCAGTAACCTGACCGATGTAGTCTTTAAATACACGAGTAGTAGTCCTACGGAAGCCCAAATACTGCTGCCAATAAATTGTGTCCTTTCTTGTCTTGAGGACACGCTGAATCACTGCATTTACAATGTTCGGGTCATTAAACAATGTATGAATAGTTAGCATCATATATTAGTCCTCCTTTCTTTATTTTGCCATTATACCTGCGTTTTTCAACGCTGTCAATAATCCGTTAAAGTTTTCTACCGACACCGTACCAGATGCATCATTCACTTTGGCTGCCTGCTTTACACCTCCAAGAGCAGAAGTCGTAGCTGCTGTTAAAGTATACTTGTTAGCTTGTGCTGCAACCCCATCCAATTTGGCTTTATCTTCCTTACTCATCAAACCGTCCTGACTAGAAGAAGCCTTAGGAATAGATACGGCTTCTTTTTCTTGTTTGACATCCAAAGCGTTAAACTGGAAGTGCGGCATATTCGCCTTGTCAATATCTGCGAAAGGCATTACCAGCTTGGTCGGTTCGATTTCAAACGCACGCATCAAAAGGGAAACCAATACTATGCCATCCTCTACCTGCTTCCTTTCATACAGAGCTGAATTTGCGATAACTTTGGGCGTTGTACCGTCTGCGGCTGTCGCTTCGTAAAGAACTGTTCCAGCTTCTAGATTTTCTCCAAAGTCTGCCGCTAACGTCAGCTTATCAAAAGCTTTGTCAGCCTTGTCAATAGCGTTGATTGTCGCTCCATGCGCACCGTTACCCAAGTGCATACCTTTGTAAGCCAAAGAACGTTTCTTGATTTTCAATGTGGTATTGGAGCCTGTCGTAAACTTCTCATATACTTCCACACGGATAGCCACTTGGGATGTTTTCTTCACCAAGTCAGCTGCAATCGGTGTGAATGAGGGCAAGTACGAGCCGACAACGAGATTGGTTGTGTCCAACTTGTATGGACCTCTGCGTCTGCGTCCGGTTTCTACGTCGTAGCGTTCTTCCTGCTCAACTTCCGGTTCAAGATTATACTTAAATCCTGCTGCCATAAAATCACTGTTTTTGTTGTTCTACAATTTCTTTAGTGTCGTCTGCAATCATTTTCGCAAACGCCTGAGTCTCATTCTCCAGTTCTTTTTTTGCTGTATCTGGAGGAACTACACCCTTAAAGCCGTCATTTGCAAACTCCTGCTTCAAGTCCTTGAAGTATGCGTCCAAGTCCTCATCGTCCTTAATGGCGCATCGTTTGGCGTAGTTTTCGGGAATACCATACTCCTTTGCCTTTGCCAAAATCTGCTGGCTACGTGTTGCTTGAGCCTTTTCCGTTTCAAACTGTGTTAGCTTTTCAGAAAGGTTCTTGTTGGAGTCAATTAAAGCTTGCGCCCATGCAGGCACATCGTCTTTATTCTCTTCCGTTTTGGTAGTAGTGGTAGTCTCGATTGGCTTACCGTCTTTAAGGTTATGCCTCTTTTCGTAGTTAGTCACTGCCGTTTTTGAAGCATCCCCGGCACGGAAATCACCATAGGAATTAAGCACGTCCGAAAAGCTGATACCCTCAATAATAGAGTTTACCTTTGTCTCGTCCGTTACACCCTCTGCCTTCTTAGTAGCAATTCGGGTTAAAATAGCAGTGTCCACCCCAGCGAATTTCTGTTGCAGCCCTGCTAAAATAAGTTCTTGAATATTCATACCGTATGAATTTGATTTATAAATTTCTACGGTAAATTTCGTTATTTATAAAGAAGGTGAAAAATTATCAGATAGGTGATACACGACAATGAAACGATTGTCGTAAAATGGTATAAAAAAGGCGTGAAACCAAATGGAATCACGCCTAAATATTTTTCTTATGAACTAATCAGAGACCCAACATCGCGGCTGGAGGTATATTCAGCACTCGACATAGCAACCTCGCGATTTTGAGGGTCGGTTCCGAACGTCCAGAAATATAGTCATTCACACGCGATGGACTTATTCCAATCTCACCAGCAAGTTGCTTTTGACTCATCCCTTTCTCTTCAAGAGATAGCTCTATCAATTCCGCAACAGTCGGTTTTTCTATCGGATAATGTTCTTTTTCGTATGCTATCACAATATCGGACATAACTGTAAGCTCCACCGCATTTTTATCGTTTGCAGGGGTATTATCATCAACCAATGGCAGAAGTTCCTCTACTCTTGCCAAAGCAAATTCATATTGTTCTTTACTAACTTTATTCATATCCTGTATCTTAAATGGTTGAACAATCTATTTTATCATATTCTTTATGGGTACACACTTTCCGAATAAAAATATAGCCCATTGTAAACTTTACAACTACTATCAGTCGATAATTGTTACCTCTAATATTGAATACATAGTGCTGGTTGCCTACATAATCAGCAGCAGGAAAATCTACTTTAATGTCTGATAGGTTCTTCCATTCAGCTTTTTCCGCTATATCATACCAACGTTCTAAAGCTATGCGTGAATCTTCATAGCCTTTCGTTTCGTAGAACTCTTTCAATTTCTTATGTGATACAATTCTCATATCTCATTTATTTGATGCAAAAATATGAATTAATTTTGAATTATAAAATTTTTCCAAGAAATATATTCTATAATATAGAATTTAGCAATAAAAAAAGCGGAACTAAATTAGCTCCGCTCAATAGTACTATAAAAACATGAAGTAATGAATTATCCCTTGAAGTTAGGAAACGCTGCATTGCTATTCTTTGCCCCTTGTTCCTCCTTGATTTCTGCAAGCTCCTCTTCTACCCTATCAGCATTCCCGGCAAACATGAT